ACAAAATACTTCATAAATCTTTCCTGTGTGGACACATACCCGCAGTTGGTGCGAACTCAACCGCAGGATTGGCTTCCAGACCGATTAGAATCCTGTTTCTTGACGAAGTGGATCGTTACCCCGCTTCTGCAGGAACAGAGGGAAACCCGGTTAAACTTGCAATTGCAAGAACCAAGACATTCGACAATAAAAAAATCATAATGATGTCAAGTCCGGGAAATACTGACAGCTCACGAATTTGGGCAGAGTATATAAACACCGACATGAGAATTTATAAGGTGCCTTGCCCCCTCTGTGGATATGAGCAGGAGTTAGTTTGGGAACAGTTGAAATTCCCTGAAAGAAATCCCGACAATACATATTACGAATGTTTGGATTGTAAGGGTGAAATCCGTGAGCAGGATAAATATCCGATGGTTCAAAAAGGGAGATGGATAAAACAAAACCCTGACAGGATTAACAGACCGGGTTTTCATCTGTCTGAATTATATTCCCCCTGGTCAACATGGGAGGAGATGGTAAGGGATTTTCTGGAGGCACGCAAAAGGCAAAAAGAAGGCGACCATCAGGATATGAAAGTATTCAAGAACACTCGCCTTGCGCTAACCTGGGATGAAGATGTTTCCTCTGATTTTAAAATGGATGCACTGCTTAAACGGGTGCAATACTATAATGTACCAAACGAAGTGTTATATATTACCGCCGGGGTTGATGTTCAGGATGACCGCCTTGAAACTCTGGTGGTTGGTTGGGGACTTGGTGAACAAAGTTGGATAATAGACTTTAGACAGTTTTGGGGAAACCCCGCAATTAATTCGGTGTGGGATCAATTGTATAATTATCTGCGAACACCGATGGGAAACAGAATGATAAATTCAAGCGGAGTTGACACCGGTGGACATCACACCCAACGGGCTTATCAATTTGTTAAGGCAAACCTTCACTTTCGGTTTAAGGCGTTTAAAGGTTCGAGCACTCACGGAAATCCGATTGCACCACTTAGACCTTCCCGGAATAACAAGGGTAAAGTACCACTTTATACAATCGGCGTTCACGCTGCAAAAGATTTGATCTTTTCCAGATTAAGAGTTGACACTCCGGGACCCGGGTATATGAATTTTAATCAGGTGTGTGATGCTGAATTTTTCTCACAGCTTACAAGTGAAGTAAAGGAAAAATATTACTCAGGTGGACAAACTTTATACCGATACAAAAAAATAGAAAACCGCAGAAATGAGATTCTTGATTTATTTGTATATGCACTCACGGCTCTGAAGATCGATAACCCCAATCTTCCAAAAATGGAGCAACTACGATTGCAGGCGATAGAAGAGGGAAAACCCCAACACCCGGCGAACCCAATGGACAATGCAAAAAAGATTAAACTTAAAAAACGGAGCACATGGACAATATGAAAAAGACATCTGAAATACACATACGATTATCGCAGGATAACGCCAACAAAGTTTTAAGATTAAGCAGAAAACATAATATGTCTTACTCCGCTGTTGCTAATCAGTTGCTTGATCAGGTTGATGTATCAAATATTACGGTAGAAACCAAAGTAGAAACCAAAACCGAAACAGTAGTAATTAAGAAAATAATCCTCTAACCTTTCCCCTTTCATCTTTGGGCACGCTTAAAAAGTGGGCTTTCTGCGTGCCCCACTCAATTGCCCCACTTTCCCTATTGCAATTATTAACACTTTCATATATATAGACTTCCGTATTTTTTACATATACGGAAAAAATGAACGCCCCAAAAGAAATAACCGCAGGCTTTACGATTGAGTGGGAAGAATCCCCTTCCGATTATCCCTCTGATACCTATGGACTTAGTGCCACATTAGTATTACAGTCATCAGCTGCAACCCGCTACACCGTAACCGCCACCGCAAACGGATCAGGTTTTGCGTTTTCCATTCCTGCAGCAACATCCGCAAGCTACACCGCCGGGACTTACAAACTGCATATATACGCCACTCTTGCAGATGCAAAATATTTTGTTGGGGTTCAAGATGTTCAAATACTCCCCAATCCCTTCACTGCCACAGGCGACACCCGTGAACATAACCAAAAAATGTTGGATGCCATTAACGCAACTTTGGAAGGAAGAGCGGTTCAAGAATATCAATCTTTGGCAATTAACGGTTATTCAGTTACTCAATTATCGCCAAGCGAATTAATGAGGTGGAGATCATACTACATTAACGAACTTAGAAAACAGGCAAACGCCGACAGGATTGCATCCGGTAAATCACCATTAAACACAGTATTTGTTAAATTCAAATAACCAAAAAGGACATCGAACAATGAAACGGTTCACCTTAATAGTCACACTCTTTTTTATCTTTTCTGCTGTTGTTTTCCCTCAGATTACAACAAATGCGAAAGTAATCAAAGGCACCAATAATCTCACAGTAGTAATGGCAGGACTTGCCGATACAGTAACCCCATACTACTCAAACGCCTTTTCGCTCCTGGGTTGGGATGGTGTTGACTTAACTTCATACCCATTAACCGCCGGTGTTAAATTAGCCGGTACATCACTTGTAACCAGAAGATTATCCTGCTACATACAAGCAAGCTACGATCTTACTAATTGGGCAAATGTTGACACCATCTCGCAGGTCGATTCAGTTAATACACTGATACTTAAAACAGGTTTAACTTTGAACGGTTATCGAGCCCCATATTATCGATTTTATGTTTTGGGAGGTACATCCGCCAACGATGACACAACTTATGATATTAGACTTTACGCCTGGAAAAGGGAATAAACAAATTGAACCTTTCCGGTTGGGTTAAAAAAACATTCTTACCAAAGTCTAAGCGGCAGCAGAGAGGCTTTTTTGCTGCCGCTATGGACCGTTTAACGGCGGATTGGAAAACTACATCCGGGCAGATCGATAGCGATCTCCGTGGTGATATTGCTGTTTTAAGAGCCCGAAGCCGTGAGCTTTGTAAATCCAACGATTACGCAAAGAAATATCTAAGGCTGTTAAAACAAAACATAGTGGGAGCAGACGGGTTTATCCTTCAGGTTAAATCTTATGATTGGACAAAGGATAAAACAGGCGCTTACAAAAAACAGTTTGATGAAACTGCTAACAGGATTCTGGAAGAGGCATTTTACAAATGGAGTGATAAAAGATTTTGTGATCTTACCGGTAAACTGACATTCAGACAGATGTGTAACATAGCAGTTGAAACGGTCGCAAGAGATGGCGAAATAATATTTAAGAAGATTAACGACAGTGGATTAAACGAATACGGCTTTACGCTGCAAATGATTCCATCTGATTACTTGGACCACACATTTAATCAAGAGGGTAAAAACGGTTCATACATTCGGATGGGAATTGAATATTCAAAGTATGGTAAACCTGTGGCTTATCACCTTACAAGACAATTACCAACATCTGAATTATTTGGGGTTATTCCTTCAGGGGAAAGAGATCGGATTCCTGCCGATCAGATAATACATTTATTTTATCAGGAACATCCAACACAAAGCAGGGGCTTCAGTTGGTTCACTCAGTCTATGTGGAAACTTTATCAACTCGGAAAATTTGAAGAGGCATCTGTTGTAAACGCAAGAGTAAGCGCCGCAAAGATGGGATTTTTTAAGGATTCCAACAATGACGGTGTTGAATCAGAGTATGAAGAGGAAAACGGTCAACTGATTGACGGAGTTGAACCCGGTTCAATGTCCTATATCGGAAACAAGGATTTTATTCCATTCGATCCAAAGTTTCCAACAGATCAATATGAAGGCTTTACAAAATCGATGCTTCGGGCAATCGCCTCAGGATTAGGAGTTTCATACAACACCCTTTGTAATGATTTGGAAGGGGTTAATTATTCCTCAATTCGTGCAGGGCTGCTTGACGAAAGAGGATTTTATAAAGAAGTTCAGGGATGGTTTAGGGATGCCTTTCTTATTCCCGTTTATGAGGAATGGTTAAAACAGGCATTATTATCTCCAAACATCAACCTTCCTGCAATGAAGTTTGACAAGTTTAACCAACCTAAATGGATTGGTATTCGTTGGCAGTGGGTTGACCCGTTAAAAGACGCTCAGGCGAATAAACTCGCAATCGAACAGGGATTTAAAACAAGACAGCAAGTAATATCCGAACAGGGTGCAGACTTCCTTGAAACAGTTGAATCACTTCAATATGAGCAGGAAATCTTAAAACAATACGACATTAAAATAGGTGAAAACAATGGAACCGAACAAAAAGCATCCGGAACTTCTGAAAATGGAACACAGAGCATTGAGGATGATCCCGGAGCAGATGAATGACGAAGAGAGAGAAGTAGAATTTTCCTGTTCATCTGAAGAGCCATACAACCGTTATGGATTTATTGAAATACTTTCACATGAACCCGGTCACATAAGGCTTGGAAGGCTGTCGGACGGGGCTGCACTCCTGTTTAACCATAATTGGGATAAACTTCTCGGAGTAATAAAATCATGTGAAGTAAACGCAGACACCAGAAAACTTAGAGTATCAACAAAGTTTTCAAGTAATGAAGAGGGTTTGGAAGCCCTGAAAGATGTTAAGGATGGAATCCTTACAAAAGTTTCTATCGGATATATGGTTCACAAATACACAGAAGAGGGAGCTGATCAAGAAGGCACCCCAATTATTCGTGTAACAGATTGGGAACCGTATGAAGTAAGCCTCGTTACTGTTCCTGCTGATAACACAGTTGGAATCGGAAAGAGTGCACAACAAAATGAACCAATACAAAATTTACCAACAGAGCCCGAAAGGACACATATTGTTATGGAACCGAACATTCAGGACATCCAAAAAAACGAACGAGAAAGAATACTCGCTATTAATCAGCTTGGTGCTGTTTATGGTGCTGACCTTTCCAGATTTATCAATGAAGGCGCTACGGTTGAGGCTGTTTTAGGACACCTCAGAGAGAGCAACAAAACCCCCGCCGTAACCCAGGTGAAAGAACCTGAATTTACGCCAAAGGAAAAAAAGATTTACTCACTCCGCAATGTTTATGCAGACCTTTCCTCAGGTGGGAAAAAAGAAGCAGGCTTCGAGAGAGAAATTTCAAAGGAACTTGAAAGAATTTACGGGACCCCCGCAGAAGGTATCATAGTTCCTTACTCAGTCTTTACAAGAGATTTGACTTCCGGTGGTGCTGCAACAGGCGCTGAATGGAAAGGAACCGATCATCTTGGCAGTGAGTTCATTGGACTTCTTAGAAATAAGATGGCTGCAATTCGTGCCGGTGTTAGAGTGTTACCAAACCTTAAAGGCAATGTTGACATTCCAAAACAAACAAGTGCATCAACAGGATACTGGGCTACCGAAGTGGCTGCTATCACTGAGAGCACACCCGGAACCGCTTCACTCACATTGCAGCCAAGAAAATCAGGCGCTTATGTTGAGGTTTCAAAAATGCTGTTGGTTCAATCTGACCCATCTGCAGAGATGTTGGTTCAGGAAGATTTGTTTTCTGTCCTGTCTTTAATGTGGGATAAGGCAATACTTCAGGGAACAGGCTCACCACAGCCGACCGGTATTTCAGGCACACCAAACATCGGTGGATTTACCGGAGCAGGTTTGAACTATGCGGCAATACTCGACGCAATAAGCGACATCGAAGTTGCAAACGCAGACATCAATACTCTGAAATGGATCACTGACCCAACGGTTAAAGCAATTCTCAGACAAAGAGAAAAAGTTGCGGGTTATCCTCAATTTTTGATGGAAGCAGATGGGACCATTGAAGGTTACGAAGCAATCATAACCAACCAAATGACAGCCGCCACAATGCTGTTTGGTGACTTCTCACAGGCTATTCTCGGTCTTTGGGGTGGAATTGATCTTCAGGCGGATCCATATTCAAAACTTGAATACGGTTTGGTTCGCTTTGTTGCTCAACAAATGGTTGATGTTGGTGTAAGACAGCCGGGAGCATTCACCTATGCAAGTTCGATCAGCTAATATGAAACCTGAAACCAAGACATACAAAGTCTTAAAAGGTGTTGGGATTTATGGAAAGTTCTATAAAAAGGGAGAGCAGTTTACCGCTGCTCTTCCTTTCATTGTAGAATCTGAAGGACTTTACCGAGGGCTTTACGAAGTTGTATCAACCGAAACCGTAACACCCGAAGTAATGGAAGAAAAACCAACACCAAAGGCAAAGAAAAAGTAAGATGCCATATTCATCGGTATTCCCTATTTCTCAAATATTTACGAGCCCGTTGGCTGTCCCAATGACATTCAACGGGAGCTCGTATAAATGTGTGTATGAAAAGACGGACATATCAGAGGAATTAAACGGCGAAAATTATCAGATAACCGCTGAGATACCATACTCAACGGCTGCACTAATCGCCGATGGTGACACAGTAACGATTAACGCTATCAATTATAAAGTTTCTTACCGGAATGACACACCTATTGGAACCGTGATACTGTATTTATCTCTGGCTGATATGAGTGTTTCTGATCCATCGTTAGGAACTGAAATCCTTGGGGCTT